AGCTTCTCTCACCAGCGTCCGAAAAAAATGTCGTTGGCGACAAGGATCCGAAAGAGGCAGATCCGAAGGATCCGCCGAAGGATCCTCAAAAAACATAAAAAAATTTCGGGCTTCGCCCGACAATAAGGAGTGACAAAGTCACTCCAGCACCATTGTCATCTTGATACAATGGTGCCAGGTGACAGTTTCTGTCACAAACCCCTTAATTTAGGGGTGAATGAGGGGTAAAAAATGGATCCATGGTCAATGGCTCTCGGTGGGATAGCAGGTATGGGCTCAGGTGTTCTCAATTACTTTGGGAACCAACAAACAAATGAAAGTAATCAATTCATCTCTTCGGTCAATAATGCGTTCAATGCCGATCAGGCTCAAATTAATAGGAACTTTCAGGAATACATGTCAAATACCGCTTATCAGCGGTCCATGTCTGACATGGCCAAAGCAGGGTTAAACCCAATTCTTGCAGCAACAAAAGGCGGCGCTTCAACTCCTTCAGGTGCGGCCGCTTCAGCTAATCCAATTCCGGCACAAAATACAAAGCCAGGCGATATCCTTTCAAGCATGGCTAGTTCGGCTCTCGACGCAGGTCGGTTATCAATGCAGGCCAACATGCAGGAGGCCGACATAGCTCTTAAACAATCTCAGAAGACAGCCGCTGAGGCGTCTTCAGCAGCTTCTATTGCCTCTGCAAAGGAGGCAGCAGCTAAAACAGCTACACTTAACGCTCGATTGCCTGGAGAGGCAGCAGAGAGTGAGGTAAAGGCTGTGCGTGGCAAGTACGATAAGGACGCCGCAGGTTATGACGCGATATTTAATCGCGTTCAGTCAGGTCTTGGTGCCGCAAATAGTGCTCTCGATTTAGTTAAGCCACGTATTAAGATCGAAACTATAAAAAATCCGACTCCGTCGGAATATTATCGCAATGAACAACAAAAACGTATTCAACAAAGGTGAAAGGAGGACTTATGGCTTTCAGAAAAAAGGTGAACTTTAAAAAATCAAAAAAACAATTTCGTCGTGGACGAAAAACTCACAAATCAAATATTCGCGGACCTAGAATGTCTCGCGGCGGCATTCGCCGTTAAAATAAAAAAGCCCCGGGCGCTAACCCGAGGCTAAAAATTAAACTTGAAACTGGAGGTTTCAGATGTCATGCTATCATCCTCTTGAAGGATATCAAAATCAATTCACAAAAAAAGTTATGGTCATCGGCGCTCAATTCGCCGAAAAAAGATCATTTCAGCAAAAAAAGAGGCTTGCTCGTGTCAAATCTAGGTTCTTACGTGAAAACTTTAAAAGGTTATTACTTCCATGTTCTCGGTGTGTCGGTTGCCGTCTTGAGTATGGTCGTCAGTGGGCACTTCGTGGAACACATGAACGTAAGTTTCATAAACGTAGCTGTTTCGTTACTCTCACTTATGCTGATAAGCATCTTCCAAAAAATAAATCGCTTAGAAAAGCAGACTATCAAAAATTTCTTAAGCGTCTACGATTCGCTGGGTACAAATTCTCGTATATGTTCGCAGGTGAGTATGGTGAACGAACAGCTCGCCCACATTATCACGCAATCTTCTTTGGAGAAGATTTCAAACGAAACTCAAAATACGCTCCATTAAAGCAACGCCAAGGCCTTCAATTATGGAATTCCCCAGCGCTTGATAAAGCTTGGGGTAAAGGCCATGTCGTAGTAGGTGATTGTTCAACAGCCTCTATTCAATATGTCGCGTCATATATTACAAAAAAAGTGAACGGTAAAAAAAGGAAAGATCACTATGGTGATCGGACTCCTGAATTCATGCAGGTTTCTCTTAAAAATCCCATTGGAAAAAAGTGGTTTGAAAAACATTGGCCAGATGTGTTCCCTTCCGATTTCATAATTCTAGATGGAAAAAAAGTACGACCTCCTCGATACTACAAAAAGTTGCTTGAAAAAAAAGATCCTAAGATGTTTGAACAGGTTCAAAAAACTCGTCAATCATTCTTGGAAAAACAAAAGGAGAAAACGAAAGAGCAATTAAAAGCAGCTAAAGAGATTACGCTTGCTCGTTTTCGTCGTTATATAAAGGAAATAGAATAATTATGTTAGAAAAACACATTGACAATTCTCAGCTTCAAAAATTAGGTATCTTCGCAGTCTATGACGTTAAAGCAGCTAGATACATGTCCCCATTCACTTCTGATAATGCGTCAGTCGCAATCAGACAATTCAAAGAGTATTGTGGTAATCCACAATCAATATTTAGTAAAAATCCTGAAGACTTCGCATTACATACAATCGGAAAGTTCGATGAACGTACTGGCGAAGTCATTCCAGAAAAATCTTATATGTTAATTCAAGCAGCTCAGGTTATAGCTGCGAAAGGATAGAAAAATGGACCGTCGTTCAAGTCAATCGTTATTCGCATTGGAGCCAGGTGTAAACCTTCCACGATCTAAGTTCGATCGGTCCTATCAGGTAAAGCAAACAATGAATCCAAGTTTGCTAATTCCATTTCATATTGACGAAGTCATAGCGGGAGATCATCACGAGCACTACGTAACTACGTTTGCTCGAATGATGACTCCCATTGTGGCGTTTATGGAGAATCTCTACGCCACTGTTCACTTTTGGTATGCCCCTAAAAGAATTCTTTGGTCTCATTATGTAAACATGATGGGGGAACAGGTTGATCCAAATGATTCAATCAATTTTACGATGCCTCAGTTAGGCCCTATCATCGGCGGTTTCCCTGAGCAATCGATTTTCGATTGTATGGGACTTCCAACTAACGCCGACATGTCTGATGTGACTGCGCTCACATCTCTTCCACTACGTATGTATAATAAATTATGGAACGATGAATATCGTGACGAAAATCTTCAAGATTCTATTCCTATTATGTCGTCTGAAGACGGCCCAGACTCTCCAGGTCTTTATACTCTTCAACGCCGCGGTAAACGAAAATTTGATCCGTTTACGTCGGCTCTTCCGTGGCCACAAAAGTTTAGTGCGCCACAAATTCCTATTCAAGGGTCAGGTGTTGTGGAACAACTACCTGCAACTATCCCTTTAGGGATTCAGCGTAAGTCCGATGGGACTGTAGCGGCTACAGGTAACCTGGCTTTCAATGGGTTTAATACAACCGACTCCGGTGGTAACGGAGTCTCTTATGATCCGAATGGATCTCTTGTGACAGACCCAACAGGGATGTACACGCTTGTGAATGATATTCGACAAGCATTTCAAATTCAAAAATTACTCGAGCGTGATGCTCGTGGCGGAACTCGTTATGTGGAGCTTATTCCAGCACACTTTGGTGTGGTGGTTCCAGATTATCGTCTACAACGGTGTGAATATCTTGGTGGTGGTGAAACACGGATTAATGTTAATCCAGTACCACAAACTTCAGGATCACCCGCTACGCCAGATGTAGTTGTAGACACTCCTCAAGGTAACTTAGCAGCGTTCGCTACTTTCAGTCACAAAGGTATTGGTTATAGCAAATCCTTTGTAGAGCCCGGATATATTTTAGGGCTCATTTCAATTCGTGCAGATATTACTTATCAAAATGCATTAGAGAAGTTTTGGAAAACAAAAACTCGTTATGATGAATTTTGGCCAGAGTTCATGCAATTTCCAGAACAACCTATTACATGCGGTGAGGTTAATTGGACAGGCGTTCCAGCTGATGATGAAGATACCTTTGGGTATCAGGAATATGGATATCAGTGGCGCTATAAAGCTTCACGCATCGGAGGAATTTTCAAATCTACAGCTGTCGGGTCTCTTGACTATTGGCATGCTGCTCAAGATTTTGGTACGTCCAAAATCGAACTTAATGAAAATTTCGTTATTGATGATGCGCCTATTGGCCGCATGATTACTACTCCAGGCGAACCGTATTTTCAATTAGATGTATGGAATCGCTTACATTCAACTCGTTCAATGACAACACAATCGATCCCGGGTTACGTGGATCATTATTAAATAAAGGAACTTTATGAAAATACATAAAAAAACTTCACGCGTTCAAGCGTCTATGAACCATCCGGCATCTTTTGATGCGGATGATCTTAGCGAGATCCCTTGTGAGGGGGTTCAAAAACCTACGACGTCGTCTAAAGACGGAGTTAAACGTAGATTCCCACGCTGGGAATACAAAAATGATAAACCCTCGCGAACCAAAAAAGAGTTCGCAGAGGAAACAAATGTCCATTCAGTATTACAGCGTTATGCTGTTACAGGACAACTTCTACAAACACAAAAAAAACCAATGTCGGGAGACTTCACTTGGTTCAGCCAACAAGGCATTACGGATAAAGCAGGTGCAAAAGAAGCTCAGTTCAGGCTAGTAAACTCCTTCAATGAATTACCGCAAAACGTGCGTGCAAAATTTAAAACCGCGCGCGATCTAGCGGAATATTTACATAGAGGAGATTTAACGGAACTTAATCAGCTTCTCTCACCAGCGTCCGAAAAAAATGTCGTTGGCGACAAGGATCCGAAAGA